GTTGAGGTGTTCGCCGCCGCATTTTGTGAAATCAACGTGCCGCTAATGTTCAGCGCACCGCCGCGCGTACCAGTACCAACCCCGGCAGAAAATAGTGTCGTCATTATGCAACCCCCATCCGACTTTGCGTGCGATCCATTCGAGAAACAGCACGCGCCAAAGCATCAACCGAAGACTGCGCCAAAACTGTCGGCCCCTCATCGGGACGCACCAACCTAGACACCGCCGCCACGAGACGATCCATTTGCGGGCCAACCTGCGGCCCAACCTGTCCAGACATCGGAGCTGCCGCGGGTACGAGCATCCCCAACCGTTGTCCAGCGTCGAGCAGGATGCGACGGTTGCGGGCCTCCTGCCCGGGCTTGCCAGAAATGAACGCTTCCCACCGCGTGTTTTCCTCAGCAAACTTGATGATCCCGCCCGGCCTGCCACGGTAAATGCCCTCACGCATTCCGCCGTTTTCGTATTCTTCAAGACCGCCGTTTTCGCGGGCACGCAGGTTGTTGTTGTCGCCAACGCCCGTAGAGCCGCGGGCGATAATCGCGCCCCGGTTTCTGAACAACTGTGTCAGTGCCGCCTCTACAGTTTCCGCACCGGTCAAAGTCACTGAGGTTGACACGTTCCCCGGGATGAGGCCTAGGTTGTCTGCGTAAAGCTCCGCGGCTTCCCCAACAATGCCGTACTGGGCAAGTTGCAAAATCAAAGCGGCCCGGCCAGCCTCAACCGCAACCGTCGCATCCTCTTCGCTTTTGGTTTTCTCAAAAATGGACGCGGCTGCCTCTAAAGCTGAGCTTGCGATTGCATCGAGGGACGCTTCGTTAGCCCGGCCCGCCTCCGTGCCCCTATCAAGAGTCACCCCGTTTTCGACAAGGGCGGCTGTCGCGTCGTCAATGGCCGACTCAAACTGCCGTTGCGCATCTCGCACGTTGAGGGTTGTCGAACCGAACCCGCGAATTGCCGCGGCCAGTGCATCAATCTCGTCAGTGCTTGCGGCGGCTTGACCTTGGAGGGTTGCTAGTGCCTCCGTGTTTTCGTCCGTCGCCTCCGTTGCGGCTAACGTCGCGCGCCGGTTTTCCTTTGCGCTGTCCTCAGCCTTTTGCAGTTGCCCGGCAACGGTGTCCAACTCGACGCCAAGCCCCTGATAGAGCAAACGCGCTTCGGAGTTTGTTGAGTTGGAATCTTGTTGTTCTTTCACAAACGCACTGATTGCGTCCGTTCCGTCCATCGTCAAATCTGTAAGTTCTTTGGTCGTCAGCCCAAGCATGTCGCCAATTTTGCCCGCGTCGCCGGACTCCAATTGTTGCTGCACAAGTTCGCGCGTGTACTTAGTCGTTGCGCCCGTCAACGTGTCAAGTGAGTTGGTGAACGAGTCCACTGTTTGCGCTTGATCAGCCATAGCCTGAAACACTGCGCCAACCGCCAGAGTGACCACGGCCAACGCAACCGTTGCCGCACCGAGTGTCACCGAAACCGCCTTACCCGAAACGTTCAACGCGTCAAGACTCAACTTGAACGCGGTAACTTTTGGCACCGCTATGAGCGCCCCACCGCCAACCAACAGCACCGCCGCGGCAACGGTGCCGATAGCTAAACCCGCGTCCAAAACCGGGGTCGGCAAATCACCAAACGAGTTCACCAGGAACGTCGCCGTTTGCACCATCTCCCGCAACACCTCGTTTGCGCCCGACCCGGCCTGAATCAACGCCGTCTCAAACGACCCCTGCAAAATGCGCAAGTCACCGTTGAGGTTGTCCAACTTGAGAGCTGCCGTGCGTGCGGCGTTGCCGGAGTCATCAACGCCAGCAATCCACGCGGCGATCCCCGGCGCACCCTGCTCATACAAAATGTTTGATGCGCGCACAGCATCAGTGCCGAAAATGATTGCCTGAGATGCGGCCCGCTGCTCCGGCGTCAACTTGACCATTGACTCGCGCAGGTTTCCCGCGAAAGCCTCTAGCCCAATGAACTCACCTTGAGCGTCAAACGCGCTAATCCCCAGCCTGTCCATTTCCCTTTTTGATTCAGCGGAAACGGGGGTGAGTCTTTGCAACATTGACTTGAACGAGGTTCCAGCGTCGGAACCCAACAGGCCCGCCGATGCAAACGCCGCAAGCCCTCCCACGGTTTCCTCAATAGACAAACCCGCGGCGGCAGAGACTAGACCGGCCTGATTCAACGCCTGCGACAGTTCCTCAACGCCACCCTGAGCCTTGTTAGCACCCGCGGAAAGCAAGTCGGCAATGTGAGGAACCTTAGACCCCGCAATACCAAACTGAGTCATAGCCGTTGCGGAAATTTCCGCCGCACGCGCTACAGAAATTTGACCCGCCGCGGCCAAGTCCAACGCCCCCGACAACGCACCGCCGAGAATGTCAGCGGTGGAAACGCCAGCCTTAGCCAACTCGGTGATTGCGTCAGCCGCCTCACCAGCACCAAACGCTGTAACCCGGCCCGCCTCAATCGCGGCGGCACCAAGCAAGTCAATGTTTTCTGTTGTCTCGTTGGTTGCCGCCTTGATTTCCGACAGTTTCGCGTCAAAGTTTGAAAACGAGCGCACGGCCAAACCGACGGCGGCGGCGGCAACAACACCCACGGCAACCGCCGCAACACCAAGTGACTGAAACGCTTGGCTTTGCTGGGCAAGTTTCTGCTGCGAGTCGGACGCCATGTTGGAGGTGGATTGGCGGGCACGCTCCATGCCGGAAACGTAACCGTTGACCTCCGCGATGAGAGTGACCTTTGTTGTTCTATCCGCCACGGTCGCCTCTATTCAGGTAGTTTTTCGGTATGGAATACCAATTCGTTAGGCTCCCGACCAACGGCAAAGAAACCAGAAGCGAACAGGTTGAACAGTTCGCCTCAGCCGAACTCAACCGTGAATGGATTGCCCACGGATGGGAAGCAATCTCGGCAACTCAGCCAACCGGCATTGGGCGGGTTGGGTTTCTACTCCGTAGGGAGATCCGGCAAAGTGACTGACCACAAATGGCCGGCACGGTCGGCAGGCTCACCCGGCCTGTCGTACTTCGCGTAAAACGCTTTCTGCGTATCCGCCAACGCTTTAGCCGCATGGTCAACAGTTGGCACCGGCGACACCTTGAACCGATACTGGTTCTCCGCTTTCACCGCGTCCGACATGGGGATACCATGCGGGCCACGGTCGGCCTGCAACCGTCGGTGAGCCAACAACAACGCAACCTGACCGGCGTCAAACTCCGCCTCACGCCGCGTCACCGAACCCACCAACTTTTCACCCTCATACACGTACTCAGTGAACTCCGCAGGCTCCCACCCGAACAAGCGACGCGGAGCAACACCCAAAGATTCTGCTAACTCGATTTGGCGGCTAAACGCCTGCGCGCTTTTTTTGCCGCCTCCACCGCCTGCTCAGGCGCATACTCGTTGATCCCCCACACGGCGTCACAAATGCGGCCCACCGTGGCACCAGGCAACGCGGCGAACAGTTGCCGCCACTCATCCTCAGTCAACGCCACCAACTCGTCACCCTCAACACGTGAACCCGTATCCGGGGCAACAGCGAGAACGAGGGAGCGCAAGTTGTAGCCGTAACGCCGGTCAATGGGAATGTCAGGGCGCGGCGGGTGCTTATCCGCTGCTGCCGCCCACGCAAGCCCGTTCATCTGCTTGAACCGCAACGTGTGCAAGTTGCCATTCAACGTCAAGTCAACATCGACCGACGGGGTGGGTGCCGTTGACTGCTCAGCCAAATCGTCAAGAAAACTCATGGTTGTACCTTTCGCCGTCGCCGTCAAAAGTGTTGAGGTGGGGCAGGCGAGACGGCGATCCGCCCACCCCACCAGTCAAAACGCGTCTAGGCGATAATCACCTGACGGGTAACAGGGCCAGTCACAAACAGTTTCTGCGACTTCGTGAACACACCGTTTGACACGGGCGCATCATCCATCTGCTCACCACACGTGACCGGCCAAACAACAACCTTCTGAGCGGCGGCACCCGTCTCACTGTTCGCAACCATTGAACGAACGGCAATGAAACCGGCTGTGCCCTCGATGAGAACGGCAACGGCTCCCGCTGCACCGTCCACATACTTGAGCATCAACGATTTGGTTTTCTTGCCCGGACGCTCCAACGCCTGATCCAGTGTCAGACGGTCGTCAGCGACAACGGCCTGATCCTGCGTAGGCGTCCACCCGTCGGGGGTGAGTGAGTAAGTGATGTCGGTTCCGTCGCTCCACTCGGACGCCGCGAGAGCGGCCCCGGCGATTGTCGGCACAAACTTGATGCGGTAGTTGTCTTCTGTGGAAGTGCTCGCGGGCGTGGTTTCCAGGGCCATTGTGTTTCCTTTCGTGTGGCCCCGTGCGGGGCTTTACTCCGTAAGACCTACGGAGGGTTTTCAGTTCCCCGCAGGGGCTGAGCTTTGAGAGAACCGGGGCACCGTTTTTGTGGGCACCGGTTCAACTTTTGGAGGTAACGGCTTGACCTTGAATGGTTTGCCGTGCTGAGGGGCGCGGGCCACGGCAACCGGGTCACCGTCCACAACGTCCCAATCGGGGCGTGTGGTTGCGTGCTCCGCGGTTACGTCGAACTCATGGCCGGTCGATGGGCTTTTCACTCTGATGTAGGGCATGACAATGAACCCCTTTCAAGGGCTGTCTGAATGGGACAGGTCAGGCGGGTTGCGAACGCCAACCCACACGAAACACGTGATAGTGCAACGGCGGGGTCACCGACCGGTCAATCTGCGCCGCCACGGGCGATTCAAAAAACACGCGGTCGTTCAACCGACCCGCAACGCTCACACGCAAACCCAACCCGGCCACAACCAATCGAGCTTTCAACAAATCGAGCACAATGCCGGCCTGCTCAGCACTACCGCCAACAACCCACCCGGTGAACTGAGGGTGGGTGACGCTACGCGGAGAGGTGGCACGCTCCGATTCGTCAACACCCTGCGCGGGAAACAACACCGCGTAGGGCACTGACACTTTCACATGCTCATTTGGGGGCGGATTTTTCGCCTCAACAATAAACGTTTTCGACGCAAGGGCGGGCACCGATTCAACGAGGGCACGCAATGCCGCCGTGTCATCCCAGCTCATAGCAAGATCTCCGCAGCAACCTCAAGCCCATGCACAAAGTCTTTTTCGTTGTCGGCTAGAGCACCGTTGCCGTAACCACGGGGGGCCAAGTTGTTACCCGGCGCACCAAACTCCAATACGGTCACAATGGCGGCCTGCAACCGTCCACGTTCCGAACCGATCTCGGCCTCAATTTTGGACACCACGCCGGGGTTCGCGGTGATGTCGTAGGTGATGGAGCGGGGCGCGTGCGGTACGCCGTTCTCACCCTCAAGTTTTTGTTTCCACGCATCTTTCACATTTCGCGCGGTCACCTCAACGGCTTGCCGCAACTTCTTACCCGTCAACGCGGGCTGCTGTCCAAGCTGAGCCGACAGTTGCCCAATCTCGGCAAAGTCAAATTTGATTGCATCACTCACGACAACACCTCCACCTGTAACCGTCGCGCCGTCGAATGCGTTTGAAACTGGACACCCTTGACCCGGAAAGCAAACCCAACAAGTGAGGTGTCCAAAGGGTTTGCGGTAATGGTCAAAACCATGTCGGGCAACACCAACCCGGAACCGTCAATGGGTAGAGACACGGTGGGGGTTTGCACGGCCAAAATTTGGCCTGCACTGTCCACCTCACCCGCACTGCCCGACCCCCACCGGACGCGACACTTGCCGGAGTAAACAACCGTCGTGGTTGTTGTCGGCAATCCCGTTGACTGGTCAATGGAACCCGTGGCAACTTTGGTGACAGTACACGCCGACCCCATCAACGCCTCAGCCTGATTGCGGCCCATCCGAGTTGCACCGTTCGCAATGCTCACCGTGTGCCGACCACGTAAGACTGTTTGACCCCAAACTGTTCACGCAACAAAGCCACGTTGCGGTCAGACAATGCAATGCCGGACATTTCGCCTGCATCCGCAAACGCAACTTTGAAATCGTCAACCGCGACGGAGCTAAGCCCGCCCACGGTGAGGCCCAAGTTTTGCTCCAACGGCAACAGGGCTTGCGATACCAGCACGCACGCCCACCGCTTCAACGACTCCGGCGCGAGCGCGTAACCATAAGTGAAGGTGACCAGGATTGGGGTTTCGACGTAGCCGCCTAAACCCACCGATTCGGGCACATATTCAATGGGCACGTACACGGTGTTGTGGCGTCGCACATACTCAACCGGTGATCCGCTACGCGTCACCGCGCCAATGGAGATGAGAGGCGGGTTTGGAATATCAACCCGCCCCCCATCGGGGAACATTTCAACCGTTGACGTGGATTGCGGGTAAACCTGCAACCCTAAAACGTCGTCACGGAGGTAGGTGGACGCATCCTCAAGCAGAACCGTGATCCACGACTGCTCAGCGACCGTGAACTCACGGTTGAGCCGAGCTTGTAAATCTTGAAACGTTGCGAATGCGTCCACCATGAACTCCTAGATTGTTTGCTTACGCGGCGGGCAGGAACGTCTGAACACCGGTCGGGCGCAGAACCTTTGCACCAAACACGTTCAACACGCGGATGTAGTCGGCAAAGGAAGCCTCCATACGTCCACCCTCAACCTTTGCAATCTGTCCGACGTATCCAACAGACGGCCCGTGGTAGCCGATAGCGGCGGGACGGTTGGCTGTGTGGGTCAGCTGCGGGTGCTCGTACACGGTGAACCCCATGAGGTTTCCGAGCACGCCGTTGCGCAGTTCTCCATCAGCGCCAGCCGAGTCAACCGAAGTCAGCTTGGAACCCTCAGCAAGCAGCAGCGATGCGAACTCAGGCGACACGGCAAGGTAACGCTGGGACGCAGGAATTTTGGCTTTGCTGAGTGCCTGACGGAGTGACACGACCGCGGCGAACGCGAGTGCGGGCGTGGTGATTGCCGACGTGCCAGCCGACGTGCCGTTGGCCTTGAGCTGTGCAATCACGTAGTCCTCAGCGTCCTCAGCCAGCGCACGGCCAGCGTCGAGGGTAACCGGCTCGAACGATCCAGCGGCCTGCACGCGGTCGATGTCGTCAACCTTGAACGAAATTGCCTTTTCCTGGTTGATGAGTAGCGACTGAGTGGAGTCAGACAGTTCGCTGATGGTCAGAGTGCGAGTCGTCGCGTAGTTCTGAACGGTCGGCGTGGTGATGCCAGTGATTTTGACACTGTTGCCGGAGGCAAGTTCGCCCTCGTACTGGCGGTTGAGGGTCGGGATGATGACGTTTGACTGCTTGAAAGCCTCAAGCAACGCCGCCGACCAAATGGCGGGAATGAAGTTTGTTACGGCCATGATTTAGCCCTTTCGTTAGAGTTACTGGTTGAGCAATGACTTGAGGCGACCGTCGCGGCGTGCCGCGTTGATCTCCTGCGGGGTCATGCTTTGAAGTTGGAGTGCTGTGAGCTGAGACGGTGCGTTGACTCGGTTGGCCCCCTGGTCGGCGGTGCCCTCAAATCGCTTTGCGGGTGCCGCGCCCAAATGGGGTTTGCGGGTCAACAGTTCGTCTATGGCGTCATCGAGCGCGGCGGAATCAACTTCCCCGTCATCGTTTACGTGAAAATCGGCAAGATTGATGAAGGCCAAAGCGTCAGCGGGATCGGCTAGTTTGCCTTTCGCTGCCGCCCTCAGTTCCACCTTCACAAGACGTGCGTTTGAGGTTGCCGTTGCTTCGGCGCGAGCCTGAACGCGTGCGGCCTCTAACGCTTGCTCTTCTGCGGGCTTGTCCTTGAGCGCGGCTGCGGCGTCGCGTTCTGCGCTTGCCGCAGTCGCTTCCCGGTATTTGCGTTCCAGGTCGCGGTTGACTTTCCGCTGCCCCTCAAACTTGTTTTGCCAATCAACGGGTGCCTCATCTATTTCAGAGTCGGCGGTGTCCGTGTCAGGCGTGATTTCGTCAATGACTTTTTCGGGTAGGTCAGTTTCCACAGGAATTGCTCCTTTTGGGTTGGCGCACCGTTGCGGTGCTTTTTCTCCCGCTATGGAGCGGAAATCTTTGCGGCTAGTACAAGTAGCCGTACCGCTGCAACAGCTCAACGAGCCGTTCACGGTTATCGCCAGCCATGCGCACGATTTGCTCAGGCATTAGGCGAACACTCGTCGTCTGCCGGTAGCTGCCCTGCCGTGCCGCCTCAGCGCTCGCCTGCGTCTCCGCACGACCAAACGCACCACGAACCGTCGTGCCCTCACCGGTCGCAAACACGGTCAACGGTGACCCGTCAGGGCGCACGCCGATTTGCACCGGTCGCAACCGCCGCACAGGGACACCGGCAGGTTTCGAACCGAAATAGCCGCGTCGAGCGTTCACAACTTTTGACGGATCGGCACCGTTACGGATTGCCTCAGCGCCCGCATTGGTGAACACGCGGTTTTGCTCACCCGGTGACAACGATTCGAAATAGGCACCAGAGTTGCTAAACATACCGTCCGGTGTTGCCCCGTCCGATTGAACAGGAAACGTGGTGCAACGGCAGCGGGGATGCCTCAAAAATGGTGTGCGGTAATCCTCTTTGCCGGCCAAAATTGCGCACCGTGAACAGGCACCAGCGGACACAACACGCACATAAGAGGTAAACCCCTTAGCGGTTGCCAACGTCATATCCGCCTGCCGCCCCATGTCCTGCACCGCCGCACCAACCAGCACCGCCAGCGACATGGCGCCACGTAGAAACGCATCCCCGGAACGCACACCCTGAGAAATCAAACCCTTAGTAGTTGCCACCGCGCCGAACGCTTCCGCCGTCACATCTCGGCCCGCCAACGTGACCCCACCAAACGACTCAACCGCCAAATCCACGCCCGGAAAACGTGTCGGCGTGATCCGCTCAACACCCTGCATGAACGTGGCCGTTTGCCGTGCCGCATCAACCTGCCCCAACGTCACCACGCGCCCGATAGCGGGGCCAATAGTGTTCCAGGAAGCATCCAGTTCAACGATGTCCATTCGCCGCCACAGGGCCAACGAGTCGCGCGTCACACGGTCAGCAAGCACCGCCCGCGCCGCCCGGTGTTGATCGGCCACCTGTTTAGGTTGCAACCTCAACACCGTCCACGGCATCCTGCACGGCAAAGTCCATGAGCACGCGATCCTCACGTTCTTTCATATCCAGAACGCGTGAAATTTCCGACGGACTCAACCCGTACTGCTCCATGATGTATTCCAGCGGGAACCCAATGCCACGCAGCTTTGTCAGCGCGTCCGCAAGTTGAGCATCCGACCGAATTTCAGGGTCAGCCCATTTGATAGTCGAAAGGCCAGTGAGACGAGCTAGGCCGGAGTCTCCACGCGCCAACGCAATCAGCCGGTACACCTCACGAATTGGCGGAGTTGCAAACGTTTGGAACTCCAACGTCTTTTTGACCAAACCAATCTCGGACGCCTTCAACCCCTCACCGTTCACGTTCGACATTCCCGAACGGGTCACGAGGTAGGTGGGTGGGGTGCGAGTTTGCGCCGCAATGTGACCCACGGCAACCTCAATGGTTTCCGTGAACACGTCAAGTTTCGCGGCCTCCCACGAATCAATGCGCGCGTCCCCACCGCTCATGTACA